AATGGGCCTAGACGATAGGAACATTGAGGTGCTCTGGAAAGAGCTATCTCAATGGGACAAAATTGCTGAAGCCGACATTTCTGGTTGGGATTGGTGTGTCCAACCGTGGATGATGGATTTTGAAGTGGCTGCCAGATATATGCTCGCTGGGAAACAATGTGACGAATGGTATCGTGCGATGAAGAATCGTGTGTACTGTGAGACACTATCTGTTTTCTTGCTTTCTGATGGACGTTTGTATGTCCAAAAGAAACGCGGTAAGCGTTGTTCTGGTAGTTATGCTACTAGTTCTGGTAATTCTCGTATGCGTTGGGCTGTAGGGAAATTGATAGGAGCTGACAAAATTGTTACTAATGGCGATGATTCATGTGAGACTCCTGTTGAAAGAGCTGTCGAGCTCTACACTGATCTTGGCTTAGCTGTCAAAACATACGAAGTTTCTAGAGATGGAAGCTTTGAGTTTTGTAGCACAAAGTTTGAGAAAGGCGTGGGCTATCCAATTCATTGGGACAGAACTTTCTTCAGGTTATTACATAATCGCTATGAAAAGCAATTATATGATAGCTTCTTGAAAGAACTACGGCACAGTCCATATTTGCGTCCCTGTGTGCGCGTGTTAGAGGAGATCGAGTGGTTTCCTCCAGGAGTTGAATGTTCTCCTGCAGTTGCTGTATGAAACTGAAAATAATTTTCCGCGTCCGTTGAAAATGTGAGATAAAGCTACGCGTTGACGGTGAAAGACTGCACTCGAGTAGTGTACGTGGTAACCACTTTAATCTGTGGTGGGTTAGGGTGGGTGAAAATGTTTCTTATTAATTGGAAAGCGTTGATGTTATCGTTAGCTATGAGTACGTTTGTTTTGATATGGGTCCTTGTGGTTCATCATCAAGTGTTTGCAAATTGTATTTTAGCTCTTGGTTACGACATTCGCTGTTTCGAATATGAAGAATGGTATTTCATGTTTCTTAGATTAAGTGGGTTAGCCCATTTGATTTTCTTGATGGTAGTTGTTATATTTATTTTAAGTGAACGGGTCTGATTAAGGGCTGTCAACTTTTGCTGTTGCTTTGGTTGTAGGCTCCAGTATCCAATCATTTTAATGAATTGAACGACTCTAGATGGATTGGGAACAAGAAATAAGATTTTGCGTTCTTTTGCCTTCTTTGGAAGGCAAAATTACGCTTTCTTTTGTCCGCTAATTTGATTACAACAAGGATTATCGAATTAGGCGTTTTCAC